TTCTAGTGGAACATCTGGTAGTTCAGGCAGTTCAGGTTCTAGTGGAACATCTGGTAGTTCAGGCAGTTCAGGTTCTAGTGGAACATCTGGTAGTTCAGGCACATCAGGCACAAGCGGTTCTAGTGGAACATCTGGTAGTTCAGGCACAGGCGCAGCAGGAACATCAGGGTCTGGTGGAACGTCTGGTAGCTCAGGAGCCACAGGCGCATCAGGAACATCAGGGTCTAGTGGAACATCTGGTAGTTCAGGCAGTTCAGGTTCTAGTGGAACGTCTGGTAGTTCAGGCGCCACAGGCGCAGCAGGAACATCAGGGTCTAGTGGAACATCTGGTAGTTCAGGCACATCAGGCGCAGCAGGAACATCAGGGTCTAGTGGAACATCTGGTAGTTCAGGCACATCAGGCACAAGCGGTTCTAGTGGAACGTCTGGTAGTTCAGGCAGTTCAGGTTCTAGTGGAACATCTGGTAGTTCAGGATCCACAGGCGCATCAGGAACATCAGGGTCTAGTGGAACATCTGGTAGTTCAGGTTCTGGTGGAACATCTGGTAGTTCAGGCACATCAGGCACAAGCGGTTCTAGTGGAACATCTGGTAGTTCAGGCGCCAGTGGCGCCGCAGGAACATCTGGTTCTAGTGGAACATCGGGCAGTTCAGGTGCCACTGGCGCTGTGGGAACATCAGGTTCTAGTGGTACGTCTGGTAGTTCAGGTAGTTCAGGTTCTAGTGGTACATCTGGTAGTTCAGGAGCCACAGGCGCATCAGGATCAAGTGGAACCTCTGGTCTTAATGTAATTATAGAAATTTATAAAACTGCAAATGCAGATTCACCACTAACAGCTGTTCAATGTACAAAAACTATTGTTAGTAATTATGGAATGACAGATGCAGATTGTACTATTACGTTACCAACTGCGGCCGAAGGATATTCTTTTATATGTATTTTGCCAGCCGTTCGCGCAAGATATTTTAGATTAACAGCAGCAGGAACAGATAAAATTTATTTACTTGGAGTAGTTGGGAGCGCAGGGGGTTATGTTGGAGTGGCAAACGGTTATGTTACAGCAACATCATGTCAAATGTTTACATTTAAAGCAAGTGATGGCGGATTTGATTGGTTTTGTGCGCCAATGATGGGAACTTGGGTTGCTGGCTAAATGGAGGAAAAAGTATGTATTTTAAAATAAACAGACCAATTACTGATAAATTTCCTAATATGGGAATGATTAATATATTTGGAGATTTTTTCTTAGAAGAAGGGGATGAAGGATTTGAGAAATATAAATCGGAACATTATATTAATATTCCGATATTACCCGACTGTGGGTATCCAAGACAAGCAGAGTTACAAAGTCAATATGAACCACCAATAGAAGAAGTATTGCTCTATGAACAATGGTTATCCGAACTTCCAAAGGAATATAAGTATAACTCTTTTTGCACCCACGCAATTCAATTTGAACCAGATGTTACAGAAGAAGAAATTTTATGGTGTTTTGAATGGGCATTAGCATTAACTCACCAAAATTATTTGATTGATGATTTATGTTGTGTAAATACTGGTAAATTAGTTAATCAAAATATTGGATATTCCGCTCACAAAGCATGGCATGAACTAATAAAACAAACACCTGAAAATGACCTCTCAGAAGAAATGTTATTAGCAAAACAGAAAATTATTGATGCGAATATCAAAATAGAAAATTTAAAAGAAGTAGACTTCACAACAGTTGAAACGATTGCTGTATATAATGTGAGGAATTAAGTATGGCATATTCAACTATTGATCTTGGCGGAAATACAGGAACTAGTGATTCTGTTACAGGCGGAGCTGTTACTTATATTGATAAAAATAACCCATCAAATGCGACAGGACTTTGTACCACATTTGTTGTTACAGTAGCAACTTCTTGTGCAAATTGTATTGTAGGTACTGCTTATGGTTCTGCATTATCGTGGACAAGTCGAGACTCTGATGTAATAGGGGCCATCGCCTCTGGTAGTCAACGAACATTTACAGGATTGACTATAAATGTTTCTACAAATGATCTCCTTGTACTATATAAAGAAAGTGGAACAATAAAACGTAATACTACTGGCGGTTTAGGGATACTATATATCATGGAAAATTCTGTTGATGGTACAGCACATACCTATACAGAGGCAGCTAGCAACATTCCTCCTTGGTATTTAACCGGTGTTACTGTCCCTGATGCACCAACTAGTTTGTTGAACGTATCGGAAACCTCCACCGACGTAAATATGCAATGGACAGCTGGTGTTGGAGAAACTACCGGGCATAAGGTATATAGAAATGGTTCAGCTTTATCAGGGACTATAACACATGGAACTATTGTATATCAAGATACAACAGGTGCAGCACCAACCATTACAGCAGCAGGAACAGCAGTAGCTTCTGATGGCACGTATTCTACCCACATAGCATTATCTGTATCTGGATATACTGTTGCTGATGGTACTACGTATACCTATACTGTGTACGCATATAATGTTGCTGGGTCAAGTGCTGCCAGCTCAGGGCTATCTCTGGGAAAAAAAGCATCAGGTTATAGTACATATCTCTGGCAAATGTCTGCAGCAGCAAGTGACGCTTCATATTCTGATGTTGCTAATTTTGAGTCTGGAAATCTTACAACCTATATTCCCCCAGTAATTACATCGGGAACACCATCTGCATCTAAGGGAATAAGATCAGAACATGTTACATTAAGTTTATCTGGGAATTCAATAGCAGATGGGCCAGTTAGATATTTTAGAAGGATATCCACACTTGCCGGATCACCAGCAACTTCAATTGCTAATTCAGGATATAGATCAGCAGCAAGTGTTACTTATCAATGGAAGAGAAGTGTTAGTGATTTAGATAGTGGCAGTGGTGTTGGCGTTGGTTTGTTAAATAGTAATTTTGAAACTTGGACATCATCTACTGCTTGTACAGATTGGTCAACACCTTTTGGTGGGACTAATCATATTGATAGAAGCTATGATGTTGTTGTAGGAACTTATTCATGTCAAGTTACAAATAGTGGAACAGGAGATACAAGAGGTGTTCGGCAATCGGGATTAACAGTAGTTCAAAATCAACTATATACAGTGGAATGTTGGGTTAAATCGGTTTCAGGAGGGACTGAATTTGAAGCATATTTGTGTGATCAAAAATTTTCAAATTCAGTTACAATTAACACATCTACATTCACATATTGCGTTTTAACTATAACCTATACAGGTGCTAACAGAAGTAGTGCTTATCTTGATCTTGGTCAATTGATAGCAAATGCTGTTTATATAATAGACAATGTATCTTTTGTTGTTGGAAACTATTTAGATATATCAGGAGCAACTACATCAAGCTATAACGACACCACATTACCAACTGGGGTAGGCAGGTATTATATATGTGTAGAAGACGCATCAGGAAGTGCACAAGTAAAAACTACCGCGACCAGCGGGTATAAAAGAGGAATTGTGTCAGTATTGATGTAAGTTTATATGGTGAAGAACATATTGTAAAATATACATAAAAATAAAGCCCTGATTGAATGATTAATCGGGGGTTTTTGTTTACATCAACAATATATAATCCTAAATAATGCTAAAATCTAGGAGATATAACTTGTTATGTTAGATTCAAAATTTTCTATGATACTTGGCCACGCACCATATCTAGGACATACAGGATATGCAAATCACGCCTGTAATTTTTTCACAACCCTCAATAAACAAATCCCCGTTAGAATAAGAAATTTCACACACACGTCAGATATATCCTATCTCACAAAACAACAAAAAGATATGGTAATCCATCAAACATGGAACGACACGCCATGGGAAATAGGCACACCATTCAATCAAACATCCAAAGACAAATTGATCAATATAATTCTAATTTACAAATAAAAATATTTATCTAAATAGATATAATGATTGGTAAATCGAGGTGCATATATGAATATAATATATTTAGTAACGAACATTGTCAATAATAAAAAATATGTAGGACAAACAATGGGAACATTAAACGAACGAAACGCGGGCATCTTTATAATGCTAAAGATGGTTGCACATATCTATTACATAAAGCAATAAGAAAATATGGTTGGGAAAATTTTACATGGGAAGTTTTGTGTGAAAATGTGCCATTAGAATTATTAGATATTCGGGAAACAATGAAAATTATTGTTGAACATACACATTGGACAGAAGGTAGAGGCTATAATATGACATGGGGTGGTGGTAGTACATTTGGTAGGCCTTGTTCAGAAAAAACAAGGAAAAAAATTAGTGCATCAAATAAAGGTAAAAAAACGGGGATTAAACATTCAAAAGACCGTTGTGAAAATATTAGTAAAGGGTTGATGGGGCATTTTGTTAGTGATTATACGAAAAAAAGAGTAAGCGAAACAAAAAAAGGTGTCCCACTAACAGACGAAGTAAAAAAGAAAATGAGTGATGCTCATAAAGGAAAAAAATTCACAGATGAACATAAGAAAAAAATTGGTGATAGTAAAATAGGAAAAAAAAGACCGGATGTATCAGAACGAAATAGAAAATATGACTATGATATGAAAAGAAAAGCAATAAAATTAAAGAAAAAAGGTAATACGCTAAAGAATATTTCAAGTATGTTGGGGATATCATACTCAACAATACAAGGATGGGTGAAAAATGAATTTTGATACAATAATAGGGCATACAAGTTTTTTGGGTCATACAGGTTATGCTAATCACTCTTGTAATTTTTTTACAACACTCAATAAAAATATACATGTTAGAATAAGAAATTTTACACATACATCGGATATATCATATTTGACACAACAACAAAAAGACATGTGTATTCATCAAACGTGGGTCGGCGAACCACATGAAATAGGAATGCCATTCCAGTACGAAAAAAATAAAAAGTATATCAATATAGTGCTTCTTGAAACCAATCATTATTATTTTTATGATAATTATGTAGGGCCTAAGATTGCGTATAATGTTTGGGAATCGGATATACAGCCCGAACAATTTTTCAACAAACTAAAAGAATTCGATCAGGTTTGGGTGCCTACTACATGGCAAAGAGATTGTACAATAAAACAAGGAATATCAGCAGATAAAGTATTTGTTGTTCCAGAAGGGGTTGATTTAGCAAGATTTCATCCAGCCGAACCAATGAAACGTGGTAAATTTCAATTTATGATATTTGGCCGATGGGATTATAGAAAATATACAAGAGAAATGGTTCAGGCCTTCAACGAAGAATTCAAAAATGACGATGTTGAATTACTATTATCTGCCGATAATCCATATCCAGTTGATACATATAATTCAACGGAAGAACGGTTGGAGAAATATGGATTACAGAATCCAAAAATCAAAATATTACATTTTCCAACTGATGAAGAATATACATATTACCTACAAACAGGAAATTGTTTATTGAGTGTGTCACGTTCCGAAGGATGGGGATTACCGTCATCAGAAAGTTTAGCGTGTGGCACGCCAACATTGATAACAGATTGGGGCGCCCCATTAGAATACGGCACAGCTACCTATAAGGTTAAAGTCAAAGAATTGAAAAAACCAGAAAATGTGTTCATGCAAAGTGATGTGCCCGGCGTATGGGCAGAACCAGATTTTGACGATATGAAGAAGCAAATGAGATACATTTATGAAAACTATGATGAATGTAAAAAATATACAATGGATAACATTGATATTATTAGGAAATTCACATGGGAAAATGCTGCAAATATTGCCATGAACATCATCAATAACATTGATGTAAGCAAATATTATCCTATAAAATTGAATGTTGGAAGTGGTGAATATCCTAAAGATGGATATGTCAACATTGACAAATATTATGATAAAGCCGATGTAATATCTGATGCCATTGCCTTACCATATGAAAACAATTCTGCCGATGAATTATTATCTTCACATATGCTAGAACATTTCAACAAATACGAAATCTCAAATGCATTGAAGGAATGGTATAGAGTTTTAAAGATAAATGGTAAAATAGAAATTGAAGTGCCAGATTTTGAATCAATACTAAAAACTTGGTTAGAATCAGACGATAAAACCGGATTTGCAATGGATACCGTTTTTGGTTTACAAACGAGGCCAGGTGAGGAACATAAATTTGGATTTACAAGCAAGATACTCAAAGAAATGTTGTTAGATATTGGATTCTTTGATATTGAAATAACAAAAACATATTCACATGCACAAGAATGCATAAAGGCAATATCGTATAAAAAAGAAATTACATACAATGATGATATATTTGTCATAGATTGTTATCCTAATACAGAAGAAAAAATGGGGTTTCTACGAGATAGTATCACACGAACAAAATTAACGGGCAAACCTATTGCCATAGTTACACACTATCCGTTACCACAAGACATCCTTGAACAAGTTGATTATGTTATATATGATAAACACAATCCATTAAGTGAAAATTATAGTTTGACCTTCTGGGCGGTTTATCCCAAAAATGTCAAAATAGTTACATCATTAAACAATCCTTATCATGGATTATGTTGTTTGACATCAATGAAAAATGCTTCAACATTTTTGAAAGACAAATATAAATTCATACATTTTATAGAGTATGACACAGAAGCAGATTTGACAGAATATTTGAAAATATCTAATTATCATAGAGCAAGAGGAAAAAAATTCATTGGATTTGATTATCATTATGTTATACATAAACAAGATGGAATAATTACAAATATATTTTCATTTGATGGTATCTGGTTTGATGAAAAAATGGTTCTATTGAGAACATGGAAGGAATATGATAAAGAATCATATGATATGTGTAGAAGGATAAACAAGGTATCTGATGTTATTCTTGAACATTGGATGTGGAATTATTTTCAAGACCGAGATATGATAAAAGATGTTCAAATTCTTTCAAAGAAGCAAAAGGATTCATTGATTCTAAGAGGCAATCTGAAAGATCAAATGGATGAAGAACCTGAAATGCATTTCAGATTATCAGAAACAGATGACCATAAACTTATTATGTTTATAATAAGAGATGATAAGATCGGCGGTTCTGCTTGGTATAAAATGACACAAGGGGATATTACATATAGTGGGTCGGTTTTTCACGGCAAAATAGAACACCATATCTTTGAAAAACAAGGAACAATAAAGGTTGAAACGGAAAATTTCAACAAAGAATTTATAATTGAATCTGATAAAATATATAAAGATACAATCTTTAGATTCTTTGATGACCGTGTAAAATGTATTGAATGGGCAAAAGAATATAATGAAGATTTTATGTCACATAAAGACCGTTTGAAAACAGGAGATCAAGTCAAATATACATTTAGAGATGGGGCAAAAATCGAAATCTTAGGCAATTCAAACGCACAATATGATATAGAATTTATAAATCGTGATACAAATCTTACCGTATATAAATCACATATATCTTCCAATAGTTGGTCAAGTCCTTCGCCTAATTATTATGTCAATTGGGATATTATTGTCAGAGAAAATGGCGAACAAGTTGACAAATATGAATTTGATGTAACAGGGAAAAATGTTCTTATTCAATTAGACAGTAGCGCCATAGGTGATACGATATCATGGGTTCCATATATTGACGAATTTAGAAAAAAATATAATTGTAATGTATATGGTAGAACATTCCATAATAAGTTATTCAGAGATGTATATCCTGATGTCAATTGGATTGAACCAGGCAAAGAACCAATCAATGAAATATATGCTTATTATAATGTTGGTTGTCGAGATAATGATTACAATTCAAATAAAAATAATTGGAGAAGCATTCCATTACAAAAGGTGGCTGCTGACTATCTAGGTCTTGATTATAAAGAAATTAGACCAAAAGTTGCTAAACCTAATAAGGATAGACCTATCAAAGAAAAATATGTTTGTATTAGTGAACATTCAACCTTTCAATGCAAATATTGGTTACATAAAAATGGATGGCAAATGATAGTTGATTACCTAAAAGCTAGAGGATATAAGGTAATGGTTATCAGCAAAGAAAAAACATCGCTGACAGGTATTATAAATAAAACGAATAAATCTTTTGATGAATCTATAAATAATATACAACATGCTGATTTATTTCTTGGTGTTAGTTCAGGGCCAAGTTGGTTGGCATGGGCTTTAGATGTACCTGTCGTATTGATTTCTGGTTATAGCGCAAAATGGGGCGAATTCCAAGATAATTGTGCTAGAATAATATCACCTGATGATAAATGCGGTGGTTGTTTCAATGACAGAGAGGCCATTTTAGATCGTGGCAATTGGGATTGGTGCCCGCGATCAAAGAACTTTGAATGCACAACATCAATCACACCGGAAATGGTAATAACAGGAATAAACAAATTTTTATAAATAACACTTATAAGAATATAACCGAGGTGCAATAAATTATGGAAATATATACCAATATTGATTTAAAAAGTTCAATAAAAATTGAAGACTTAGAAGAAATACCGTCATTTGTATCAGAAAGGGATGCAAGGCGTCTTATATATGTCAATGGTAAATTTTATTATGGAAGCACATCAACATGGAATGATGTTGCAGATACAGCAACAGTTACGGCATCAGCAGACGGTCTTGTGCCTACATTGCCAAACGATGCTTTAAAATTTCTTAACGGATTTGGTGTGTGGGAAATTCCTCTTATAGATGAATCAATTTTGACGCAAGCCAGAACACCAATAACAGACGCTAATCACGATTTTACAATTGGAACCATATTATATGACACAGGAACAACGTATGATAGGGCGGTTGCATCAGCAGTCGCCATGGCAGAGGTCATTGGTGTTGTTTCAAGTATAACGGATACCGGATATATTATAACACATTGTGGTACGATTGACCATTTGAGTTCGTTGATAAAAGGAACAACATATTTTCTATCGGATAGTGTGCCGGGATCATTGACAAATATTGCACCTGTAACGGTTGGTAATATTTCTAAACCTTTATTGATTGCAACATCAGCAACATCTGGTTATTTTCAAATTTGGAGAGGATCTATAGTACCTGAATCAGATACAGGGGTTCGTATTCCAGTAGGAACAATTATTGCTTGGCCAACAGAAACACCGCCAGATGGATATTTGATATGTGATGGTTCTGAAAAATCAAGAACAACATATAATGAATTATATGGCATAATAGGAACTATATATGGTACAGGCACAGGAACATTCAAACTTCCTGATTATAGAGGACGTTTTTTACGTGCTTTTGATTCAACAGCCAATCGTGATCCTGATAGATTATTGAGAGGAAACAGAGGCGATGGATTGACAGGAAACAACATAGGAACTACACAAGAAAGTGCTTTTGAACAACATTCGCATTATTATAATGCTTTGCCGGGAGTATCAAATTTCAGTGCTGGTGGTATAGCATCAAAATCTGGAATTGCCGCTCCAGTACAAACAGCTGGAGCAGGAATAGCCACGGAAACTAGACCAAAAAATATAACTGTTTTGTATTGTATCAAATATTAAGAGGTAATCAATATGTATCTATCTAAACAAAGTATTGTATATCATTATCATCATATAACACATGAATTTTTATTTGAATCGAATGCTCCTCTTGATCCATTAGAAACAAAATTTCATGGCGTAAATATGTATTCTAAACCAGCAAATTCAACTTTTTTGAAACCACCGGCCATTACTAAAAATGAAATTGTAATATTTGAAAATAATAAGTGGGTTGTAAAAAAAGATACAAGAGAAACAGTCGTTTATAAAAAAAAGGACGACATTGAAAATATAAATAATATAAAATATCATGATATTGTAGTAAAAACCAAGGAAGATGTTGATGTTATTACATCTTCATTGATAAAAATGTTAGGGGAAGACAAAGCTAAAACAGAAAAAATGATAGCCGGTACTAAACCATGTGAAAGTTGGAAAATGTTTGTAAAAAATAGAAAGCAATTATTAGAAGAAGGACAAAAATTCATATCATTACATAATATAGTGTAATAATAGGAGCAAACATGAGTAATAGTGTATTAGTTGTCGGCGATTCCGGCCCACAAGGATATCAAGGCCCTATAGGCCCACAAGGATATCAAGGACATCAAGGTAATGCCGGCATCCAAGGCCCACAGGGCATTGTTGGCCCACAAGGAAATCAGGGAGTGCCTGGTGATGGTAATCAAGGATTCCAAGGAAACCAAGGTATGCAAGGAACACAAGGCGGCCAAGGTAGACAAGGATTCCAAGGCGATGCTGGTGTTGGTTATCAAGGATTCCAAGGAAATCAGGGAATGCAGGGCACGCAGGGCGGCCAAGGCAGACAAGGATTCCAAGGTGATATAGGTATTGGCGTGCAGGGATCAACCGGAGCTACCGGAGCACAAGGTAATCAAGGTAGACAAGGATATCAAGGTGACGTTGGTGCTGGGTATCAGGGATTCCAAGGTATAACTGGCGCACAAGGAACACAAGGAACACAAGGTAGACAGGGATATCAAGGTGATATAGGTATCGGTGTACAAGGGTCAGCAGGAGCAACCGGATCACAGGGCAATGATGGATATCAAGGCGCCCAAGGTAGTGAAGGCGATCAAGGTGTTCGTGGCGATACGGGATTCCAAGGAAATCAAGGAACACAAGGCAGACAGGGGTATCAAGGTGATACTGGCGTTGGTGTTCAAGGGGCGGCAGGCGTCACAGGTGCACAAGGCGATTATGGATATCAGGGAGCACAAGGTAGTGAGGGTGTTCGGGGTGTTCGTGGCGATACGGGATTCCAAGGAAATCAAGGAACACAAGGCAGACAAGGGTTCCAAGGTGATACTGGTGTTGGTGTTCAAGGTGCAACAGGTGTAACAGGCGCACAAGGGAATACAGGATATCAGGGAGCACAGGGCAGTGAAGGTGTACAAGGACTAAAAGGCGATACTGGTTTCCAAGGAAATCAAGGAACACAAGGCAGACAGGGGTATCAAGGCGATACTGGTGTTGGTGTTCAAGGTGCAACAGGAGCAACAGGCGCTCAAGGTGCTACAGGATATCAAGGCGCTCAGGGTAACGTTGGCAATCAAGGATTAAAAGGCGATACAGGCTTCCAAGGAAATCAAGGCGTACAAGGCACACAAGGTCAGGTCGGCAGTCAAGGAAATATTGGGGCACAAGGATCTGTTGGTCAAACAGGAGCGCAAGGAACACAAGGCAGACAGGGGTATCAAGGTGATACTGGCGTTGGCGTACAAGGTGCATCAGGAGCAACAGGCGCTCAAGGTGCTACAGGATATCAAGGAGCACAAGGCAGTGTTGGTAATCAAGGTCTAAAAGGCGATACTGGCAGTCAAGGGGTACAAGGCGTCACAGGAACAACAGGGTCACAGGGCACAACAGGTGCTCAAGGTGCCCAAGGTAGCATCGGAACAACCGGCGCACAAGGAGCACAAGGCAGACAAGGATTCCAAGGCGATACAGGCGTTGGCGTACAAGGTGCAACCGGATCAACAGGGGCACAAGGCGCTACAGGTTATCAAGGCACCCAAGGCAGTGAAGGTATACAAGGACTAAAAGGCGACACTGGCAATCAAGGCGCACAAGGCGTACAAGGACTAAAAGGCGATACTGGCAATCAAGGCGCACAAGGTACACAAGGAAATATTGGAAATCAAGGAACACAAGGTCAGGCCGGTGTTGGTGTAACATGGAAGGATGATTGGATAAGCGGTAGTAATTATTCTGCTGCTGATGCTGTTACACATTCTGGTAGTTGTTATATTTGTATCTTAGCAATATCAAATTCTCTAACAGCGCCTGATTCTGATACAACCCATTTTAGTGTGTTTGCATTATCAGGATCGCAAGGCGCAAAGGGGTCTACTGGCTCGCAGGGTGTAACCGGAGCACAAGGATCAACAGGCGTAACGGGCGCTCAAGGCCCAGCTGGTGTACAAGGAACACAAGGAGCCGTTGGTGCAACAGGCAACACAGGAGCACAAGGAGCAACAGGAAATCAGGGGCAAACAGGTTCACAAGGTGCCACGGGTTCAACTGGATCACAAGGTTCACAAGGAAACATCGGTTCACAAGGTGCAACAGGCACAACAGGGTCACAAGGTGCAACAGGAGCACAAGGTGCAACAGGAACACAAGGAACACAAGGGTCGCAAGGCGAAATAGGAAATACTGGCGCACGTGGTGCCGCAGGGGTACAAGGGGCAGCAGGCGCCACAGGAAACACTGGCGCACAGGGCGCCACAGGAAATCAAGGACAAACGGGATCGCAAGGAGCAACTGGTTCCGCCGGAGCACAAGGCCCACAAGGAAATATTGGTAGTCAGGGTAATACTGGCCCAACAGGAGCACAAGGAGCAACAGGATCACAAGGTGTTGTAGGAGCACAAGGCGCCGTTGGTAGTCAGGGGGCAGTTGGTACAACTGGATCGCAAGGAATAACAGGAGCGCAAGGTGGTACAGGAGCAACGGGTAATACAGGCGCGCAAGGAACAACAGGAAATCAGGGACAAACAGGATCACAAGGTGCCACAGGCTCAACTGGAGCACAAGGCCCACAAGGAAATATTGGTTCACAAGGAAACACTGGCCCAACAGGGTCACAAGGAGCAACAGGAGCACAAGGCGCTGTTGGTGCAACAGGCAACACAGGATCACAAGGAGCAACAGGAAATCAGGGCCAAACAGGATCACAAGGTGCCACAGGCTCAACTGGAGCACAAGGCCCACAAGGAAATATTGGTTCACAAGGAAACACTGGCCCAACAGGGTCACAAGGAGCAACAGGAGCACAAGGCGCTGTTGGTGCAACAGGCAACACAGGATCACAAGGAGCAACAGGAAATCAGGGCCAAACAGGATCACAAGGTAATGCCGGTTCAACTGGAGCACAAGGCCCACAAGGAAATATTGGTTCACAAGGAAACAC